CTCAAGGTAGACGCGATGGTTATTGTTAGGTATATTAAAGTTCCGCCTCTCTATCGCCGGATTGAAACTAACGGCGGAACTAACGAGGTCATCTTCCAACAGTTCGTCAATCATAGCACCGGACAGACTATGACCCACGGCATAATATAAGGGGTCCTTGATACCGAGATAACCGGTTATCATCGGTTTTATTTCCTTGATATAGAGGACATCACGCCTATACCGCTCACTATTGCGAACATTCCTCGCCGTGGAGGCATCGGAGACGATACCCTTCACTATCCCCAAATCTGCCGTTATGTCGCCCACATCGCTAAACGAGGTCCCCCTCAACGCAATTATTATTATATTCTTTTTCCTATCATCTTGAAAAAAGGAGACCGTGGTTGTTTTAGCGATAAGGGTATAACCTTGTATCGGAGTGCTGTCTATACCCCCCTCGCTTGGTGGGTCATACGTAGACGCTACCATCTTGGATAGGTCTTCAAGGGGTGGCATATCTATCGGTCGCCTCAACCACCCCTCTTTTACCTTGGAGGCGTCAAATCCCCACGGTCTGACTATCAAATCGCTCACCCCCATAAAAGCACTCTTCAGCAACTGCTGAAAGAACCCACCGCCCTCCATATCGGCGTCGCTGTCATCTTCGTCATACAACGCCCTCAATTTAGAAGTTGCTCTTCGTGTTTTATATTTCATCCGTTATATTAATTCAATACAACAATATATTTATTAAACATAAAATTATCTTATTAATATATATCTATAGATAATAAGATAATGTCGTTCAATACATTCTGCGGTCAAGACCCTGCGAACGCTGCTACATATAATAAGGTTCTACTGCGGTTCCAAGAGGGCGGTGGTGGTGGTGGTGTCGCTGCCGTTAATGCTGGTGCGAATATATCCATTCCTAACCCCCTTGTTCCGGTCGTCGCTCTCCAAGCACCCCTAACTGCCAACTTGGACTTGGGTGCGGTGGATGTAGTGGATAGCGGAGGAATTATTGGGGCAGCAGGGACTGTCCTATCAAGCAACGGTGCCGGTGCCGGAACGGCGTGGATTGCTGCGGTTCCGGCAGGGAATGTCGTAGTTCCTAACGATAACGCAAACCTTAATCGGTATCTGACGTGGGTCGCTGCGACCGGAGGTCCTCAACAAATCTCCGCGGATAGTGGTGCCGGTGCCGTTAGCGTAAATCCTTTTCAAGGAGATTTTAATGTAGTGGATACGGTGATAATAACTCAATCTCAACTCTCAATTGGAAAATTAGCAGGGTCAGTAGCACAAGCAGCAACAGCAGTTGCTATTGGTTTTCAATCCGGACAATCAAATCAAGGAGCAGGGGCGGTTGCGATTGGTGAAGATGCTGGAAATATCACTCAAGGGGCGGATGCGGTTGCGATTGGAACGAATGCTGGACTGACAAATCAAGCAGCAGCAGCAGTTGCTATTGGAAACCTTGCCGGACAAACACAGCAGGGGGTAAACGCTGTTGCCATAGGTCAAACGTCCGGAAATCTCAATCAAGGACACCAAGCAGTCGCTATTGGTGCTGGTGCCGGAGACACCGCACAAGGTATACAAGGGGTCGCTATGGGTTTTCAATCCGGACAAACAAATCAAGGGGGCGATGCTGTCGCTATTGGAACGAATGCTGGACTAACAAATCAAGGAGCGAATGCTGTTGCTATTGGAAATCAAGCAGGACTAACCACTCAATCTGGGGGTGCTGTTGCGATTGGAACTGGTGCTGGAAATATCACTCAAGGTGGGGATGGTGTTGCGATTGGAACTAATGCTGCTGCTAATAATCAAGGTCTATCTGCTGTTGCTATTGGAAATGCTGCTGGGACTAATAATCAAGGGATAGGGGCGATTGCGATTGGAGACGGTGCTGGAGACAACAATCAAGGAGCGGATGCTATTGCGATTGGAGAAAATGCTGCGACGCTGAACCAAGTCGCCAACTCCATCTGTATAAATGCTACCGGAGTAGCACTCCAAACTGCCACCGCCTCATTATACGTCGCCCCCATCATTAATAGCGGTGCCATAGCAAACCCAGTTCCAGCAGCGACAAACTTCCTACTCTATAATCCAGCAACTGCCGAAGTCACTTATGGCGATGGTGCCGGTATTGGTGGCGGTGGTGGTGCCACGCCGGTAGATGTTATAAATTGCGTTCCGTGGGGTTATGAAATAACTACAAATGGTTCTTTGAACCCTATAAAATCCTCAACATCTGCCGAGTTTATGCTTGGTAATTTTAAAACAACAGTCGGCAATCTTTATAACATCACAGGAACCCTCCCTAACTCCGTCCCCCCCTTTTATCAAGATGCGGTTTTCTGTACTTGTTTTGTAAATCTTGTAATACCGGAAGGGTCATTCGTTCCCAACCTTCCATTTTCTGCCGGTGGTTTTGGTAATATTCTAAACCAAGACATAACAGCAGGAGCAATTCCTCCTTATCAAGTTGACTGTGCTACTCAAATATTATGGCGTCTTGGATATACGGTAAATGCTGGGGCATATACCGATTTAGCAACACCTACCTTTGCCTCTTCTCCGGTATTAAACTTTCCGGAACTTTCGCTTGTATTCTCACCACCGGTTGGTAATAAGTTTCATTCTTCAGTTTCTATGACTGGATTATTAGACATAACTGGGATGCTTACTACAGACATAATTGATTTTCAACTTCAAGCATACTGTAATTTCGCTACGGCAGTAATAGACACAACAACCGCAACCGGCGGAACAATTGGTTCTATTAATTTAATGTGTCGTCCGGTTCGCAACCCCTAATCCAATACAATATGGCACACTCCTCGTATCAGTCCTCCGGTCTTTTCTTTTGGAGTTCTTAATACATCATACTTTTTTATACACCTACATTTACTTATGGGAACGCAGTAAACCTTCTTCGTCAGTATCGCGGACGGTCGCTCATCCCATCGCCTCTCGTTCGTGATGGTCTTCATCTTTATATCCGCGTCGTCCAATATCTCCTCGCAGTCCGCTACATAGATGCCGTCAAGGAGGTTCCATATAATGTGGTTATTGAATACGACCTTCGCCACATTAATCAGCAACCCCTCCACCGCGAGGGGGTTATCGCTCTTCAAGTCCCTCGTTTTCACCTCATACTTCTTCCCATTACTACCGATGTAGTCGTTCGCATCCCACTCACTACTAACAAGTTTTAATCCATCGTCATCAAAATAACGGCACAAATGGGGTAATACCTTAATCTCCTCCTCCTTCCCTACTCGCGTATCCTCCTCGCACGTGTTATACATAAAAAGTTATTAGTTATTAAATTATACTGACCGTTATGATAGGTCTATATAATTTTTATTTAACTCCTAATCGGCGTAATTAATCAAATTAGATTATTAATCGGCGACGACGGACATCATCGTATCAAAATAGTTCCTCGTCTTCTGACAATACCCCCAATAGTGGTCCATCAACTCTTTAGACCCCTCGCAGGGGTGGAGGCAAATGGGGCAAATGTGGATTTCCACGATGGCACGTGGGGTCTCGTCGCCGACCCCCAAATCACCATTTTTTTTGGATGTCGCGACGGTTTCAATAACCGGCAAAACATCTACCAAACTACCAACGGCGTCGCTCATAGGATAGAAGTTATAGTAATACATAGTTAGAATATAATAATTTAATATTTATATACGTATATATATATAAAATGCCCCCCAAGAAAAATGTGGATGTATCTATTGCTCCCATATCTGCTACGAAGACCGAAGACCTTGTTGCTGACCCTCTGGACGATAAAGAATTGCGTTCTGCTCTTGGTAGGGATGCTAAAATCGTCCCCTATCACGACCTTTCTCGCTACACTAATATAAATCAACTGCTACCCAAGAATAAGGACGCAGCGATGCTGCTCTACGAGAACCGACCGATGGATGGGCACTGGGTGTGCTTAACCAAGAATAACGGTGAAATCAGTTTCTTTGACCCCTACGGCGAGGTGATTGACAAGCAACTACAATACAGTAAACACTCCGCACAGAGGGTCCAAGGTGAGGGGGATACCTCCCTACAGAACCTCCTATCCACAAGCAAACTACCGGTGTTCTTTAATGACTACAAATATCAGCGAGACGGCGGAGGGGTGAATACGTGTGGTCGCCACTGTATCAACTTTATTCGCTATAACCAGAAAGACGGTCTTGATTTAGAGGACTATAATGAAATGATGGCGAAGACGCAGAAGGAAACCGGACTGCCCTATGATGAACTCATAGCGAAGATGGTGCCGGTCCATATCCCACACCCAGACGACAACGTCATCGTAGGGTCCGCACGACCCCTTGACCCCTCACTATGGAACGAGGTGAAGGCGTATACACGCACGAGGTTCCCTAAATGGTCCGCCTATGCCTCTGGGTTCGCTTCCAAAATCTACAAGGATAGGGGGGGTAAATGGGAGGATGATGGCAAGGGTCGCCCCCTTAAACGATGGTTCAAAGAGGTATGGAAGGATGTTGGAGGCAAGGATTACCCCACCTACCGACCTACCAAACGCATCAGCAAGGC